CGCAGACTGGGAGCACATGTCCTGGTTGCCCTGATGGAACAAGAAGATACTCGGTTTCATCTTTGACCATTAGGGCTAACGTAGTAATTAGTGGTATAAATATAACTACTTCCTCTAGAAACTTTATTGTTGATTTCTCTAATACTGGGACCACAGCAAGCACGGCCGCAACTATAGATTGTCTACGTGCTCCGTTTTCAACCAACTCAGGCACAGCACAGCAGAGCCTTAACTGGACTGCACCAAGCGTACCTATAGGTTCGGGTGCAGGCGGAGGAAGAGTGCGAGTAAGAGGCGCAGGCTCTATTAGCACGTGGTCCACATCTCCGGACCAGAGAATCAGGGTAATAGTCGAAATGAATGGCAACCAGCAGCGATGGAACGTCAGTAGTGCACCGCGAACTGTTCCCGATTCCAGGACAGACACTTACACCTACTAATCAGCTTTTAGTAGTTCTGGATGCCCCATTACACATAGGGTAAACTAGGTAATCATGGCTATTGATTTCCCTAATTCACCTGCGCCTGGAACCAACCACACCGTAGATGGTAAGACCTGGACCTTCACTGATGGTAAGTGGGCGCTCAACGTTGGGGTTGGGGGAGTTCAGGGACCAACTGGACCAACAGGCGTTACTGGCGCTACAGGGGCAACTGGCGCGACAGGCGCAACAGGTCCTGCTGGTCCACAAGGAGATGTTGGCTTAACTGGAACGACAGGCGACACGGGAGCGGCTGGTGCCGAAGGCGCAACTGGCCCAACTGGTCCAGAAGGACCCACTGGTCCAGAAGGTCCAGCAGGTGCAGCAGGCGCACCTGGTATAAATGGATTAAATGGCGAACCTGGCGCACCTGGAGCAGAAGGCGCACCTGGTTTAACTGGAGCAGAAGGCGCACCTGGTTTAACTGGTGCAGAAGGCGCACCTGGTTTAACTGGTGCAGAAGGCGCACCTGGAGAACCTGGCGTAGAAGGCCCAACTGGTCCAGCAGGACCCACTGGAGCAACAGGCCCGACTGGCGCAGACGGAGGAGGAGGAGTTAAATATGTTTACAACTACAACAACTCTGCAACCCCTACTGCTGGACAAATCGTCTTTAACAGTGCTTACTTTAACAATGTTACTGAAATAAAAATTCATGCTAATTCAAAGAATTTAACTCTTCATACCAGTTGGATTAGCCAGTGGAGCATTGGCGGTCAGTTATTTATTTCCAACAGCACTGGTGATGTAGCAATGTTTACATTGACTTCTGCACCAGATATTACTGGTTCTATCTACACTATTGATGTTTCAAATTTCAATGTTTGGGATGCTGCAAGATTTTTAGAATTATCTTTTGGGTATTATGAAGACCCCGTTACTTTTGCTTCTTCCACTTTTAACGAAGATGTTTCTGTTACATATTTCCCAGTTTCTACTGGTCCGACTGGAGTTACAGGACCGACTGGACCTGTTAGCGGAACGGCCAATCAAGTAATTTATAAAAACGGTTCCAATAACCCAACTGGTTCTTCTGGTCTTGCATATGACGGAACAGATTTTTCTGTTGGGGGGAAAATTAGTTCCACTGTTTCGGCAGGAGATGAAGGTGGAGAAGTTTTCTTAAACAAAGCAGCCACCAATACAACCATCAATGGTGGAGTAACTATTGATGTTTGGCAGAACCGTCTACGAATTTTTGAGCAAGGTGGGACTGCTCGCGGTGCGTACATTGATATCACCGCTGCTGGTGCTGGTGTAGCAACAAACCTTCTCGCTCCTAATGCAATATATTCAGGGCAGCCTCTAAAAATTTATAGCAATCAGTTATCGTTGACTCAAAAAATTTATGCGGCAACTGGCGACACGCTTGACAACATAGCCACCTACACAACCAACCCTCTCGCTACTTCTTATTTACTGATTACAGTTGGTGTGGCGTATGAATTAAACACATCGTCTGACGCTATGCAGATTGGCTTCTCTATTAATGGTGTTGACCAGTTTTCCTTTAGTGATTCCACTAACACTGTCACCTATAATGAGTTTCCTTACTATACATTTAAGTCAATAAACTCTTATCCTGCTTCTTCGTCTATTTCTAATATTAGGACATATGTAAAGGGTGCAAGTGGAACTGTCGTGTGTCCCAGAAATACTGGCGGTCCATTAAACTTTTCACTTACTATTCAGGAGTATGCTGCATAATGGCCATAGATTTCCCTGACTCCCCAGCTCCAGGCGCTTCGTTTACGGCCAACAACAAAACGTGGACATTCACTGACGGCAAGTGGGGGCTTGTTGTAAGCACTATGGGAATAGTTGGTCCTACTGGTCCGATTGGAGCAACAGGACCATCGGGTGGTCCGACTGGGCCAACAGGGACAACTGGACCCACGGGCCTGACAGGGCCGACTGGCCCGACCGGTTTAACGGGGGCCACGGGTCCTGCAGGGGGGCCGACCGGTGCAACTGGTCCGCAAGGGGTTAGTGGCGTGCCTGGGGTTAGCGGAGTCCCAGGAGTCAGTGCTGTGGACCCCAAAATTTATGTTGCAAAGTACACAACAAACGGAAGCGGAACATGGACTTGTCCTGCTGGTGTCACACAAATAAAACTGACACTTATTGGTGCAGGCGGGGGAGGGGGATTTGCCACAGCAACGGCAACCTCTAATGGGCAATCAAGCGTTACTTCCCTTACAGGCTACGAAGATGGTGGCTCAACGACCTTTGTTGTTGGCGGCACTACATATACGGCTCTTGGTGGGGTAATGGGGGCAATTGACACCAGTACTGCTCCTGGTGGCTCTTTTGGAACTAAAATTGCAGGAAGTTCTAGCACTCAAACAGGTTCTTGGACCGCAGAAAATAGATACCCTGGCTCTGGGGGTGTTGGGGGCTGGGCAAATGCTTCAGCGAATGCAGCCGTGGAGCAGGAATTTGGTGACTATGTAAGCGTGGTGGTTACTGCAAGGGCGTATGCAGGTCGTGGGCAAGATGGAGTAACGGAAGTTTTTCAAGTAACCACTGTTCCATCTACTGTCTACTCGTTTAATGTAGGCATGGCTAACGGCTACACAGGAACTACCCCTGCAAAAATGGGTTCAAATGGCGCTGTCATTATTGAGTATGTAGTTTAAGGAGACATTATGGAATACACATATGAAGTAGACGACAAAAATGAAGCAACCATTACATGGACTGGAGAAATTAATGGTTCTTCTTTTTCTCGCACAATAAGTCAATTTAACTTCCCCCACAACTGGATGCCGTGGACAAAAGAAGATGCTGAACAATGGGCTGAAGAAACCATTCAAGCAATAAAGGACAACGGAGATGCTTATGACGCTCCCGTATATGACCAAAATGAGCAGAGAGCGGCATACCTAGCCGCTAAAGCGGCACTAGAAGCATAAGACAGAAGAGAACCTTGCTAGTATCTCGTCATGAGATTTCATGTAGTTTCCCTCCCTCATACAAATACAACTGAAGACTTTACGGCTTGTGCCTACACGGAAAAAGTCCGTAAGTTCTGCATCATGATGAAAGACCTCGGGCATACCGTGTTTCTTTACGGTGGAGAGTTCAACGAGGCTCCCTGCGATGAGCACATCACCTGTATTACGGAAGAACAGCGCTTAGAGGCTGTTGGTAATAATCATTACTCGGCCGCCTCGTTTGACTGGAACCTTCCACATTGGGTTGAGTTCAATGGCAATGCAATTAAAGGAATCCAAGAGCGCCTAGAACACAAGGACTTCATTTGCCTTATCGCTGGATTTGCTTCCAAGCCGATTGCCGATGCGTTCCCCGATGAGTTGAGCGTAGAGTTTGGAATTGGCTATGGTGGCTCGTTTGCCAACTACAAGGTTTTTGAGTCCTACGCCTGGATGCACTCCTGCTACGGCTCCAAGGTGACCGACCCACACGCCCTTGACGGTAAGTTCTACGACACGGTAATCCCAAGTTATATTGATATTCAAGATTTCCCTTTACAAGAAACGCCAGATGACTATTATTTGTTCATAGGACGTCTTATTGAGCGCAAGGGCTATCAGATTGCAGTTGACGTCTGTAAGGCCCTAGGAAAGCGTCTGGTGGTCGCTGGACAGGGTTCTGCGCCCGACTATGGCGAGTATGTTGGCGTTGTGGGAACCGAGGAGCGAGCCAGACTCATGGGTGGGGCAATTGCTACTTTTACCCCAACTATTTACGTTGAGCCTTTTGGGACCGTAGCGATTGAAGCTATGGCTTGTGGCTCTCCGATTATTTCCACAGACTGGGGCGCTTTCACTGAAACCGTCATTGACGGAGTGACCGGATTCCGGTGCCATACAATGCAGGAGTTTGCAGATGCAACTGAGAAAGTCAAGACCCTTGATAGGTCTTTAATAAGTAAATACTCAAAAGACCGCTACGGGTTAGACGCTGTTGGCTTAATGTACGAGAAGTACTTCACCCGTTTGCAAGGGCTTTGGGGCAAGGGCTTCTACGAGCTAGAACTACCACTTGCCTAGTGGGCAGACTGCGTGATTTAGTTTCACTTTAAGGTTCATAAAGCAACCACACTGCTTGCACTGTTTTGTAACTTTTGTAAGTTCTGGACATTCCTTACAGATTGAGTAACGCTCACGCTGAAGTGCAGTTGGTGCAAATTCCGTGTCTGATTTCAAAAAGTCAGCAGGGCTAGATTTTTGATTTTTGCCTATTTGTTCACGCATGACAAAATATTATCATCAGATACTAGTAGGAACCGCCGTTTATGTTTCTTATACGGGTTCGTTTGTTCCCTTTGGCAGTCATGTATACACTAATTGACGGCGATGTACTGGAACCAAGCTTTCTGACCCTAACTCTTCCTGCCCCCGGATTCCCATAGTCAAGACTTGGAGCGGTCCATGTATACTCCATTGATGTGTTGCCAGCACCGGTCCAGGTATGGCTTGCGCTTGATGTATTAGCTACACCGGTCATTGTTTGTGTTGCTGTACTGTCCAGTGTCGTGCTTGTACCACTGAAATCGACTACAAAATATCTAGTCGTTGTCGAGGCCGAAGCCGAGCTACTTACAAATATCTTTATGCTTGTGCAGTTGTACTGAACACTTCCTTCAGTATCTGTCGAGACTCCGGGCATTGAGGAACCAGAAACGTGCCCACTCTTTGCTACCCCGTCATAACCATTGTTTGTTAACGTCCATGTTCCAGTCGTGTACAGGTCTACTGCCCCATTATCCTGCCACGAGAAAGTGTCATAATAAACATAGTCAGCAATGTCTATTGATACCCATGCAGTTCCAACAGCGTGTGCTCCGTCGTACTGAACGGCACGAAGGCGATACCCTTCCTTCGGTATAACGGTACCTGTGCCTGGGATGTAGGTTAGGTATTCTCCATTGACGGCTTGATTTCCTGTATATGTTCCAATTAGCTCTTCTGCTGTTCCCGGGTCTGTATTGCTGGCTGTCCGGGTCCACTGTAAATAAACATAAGTTGTTGTTCCCGTAGTAGCTGTAGAACCAGAAATATCAGTTGGGTCTATGCTCCATGTGACTCTTCTTGTTCCTGGAGAACCGGAAGATGTGTAGCTTCCGTTGGCAGTCAATGATGGGGCTGCAAATGTCGGAGTTCGCGCTGTTGATGCGGCGCTATATGCACCACTACCTACAGCATTTGTCGCCAAAACCCTACCAGTATACGAAGTTCCGTTAGTTGCGGCCCATGTTTTTGAACGGTTGGTAAATTCAGTATTTGCAGACGTAAATGTTTCTGCGGTAGACCAACTTGACCCGCCGTTTGTTGAATACTGAACAGAGTAGCTAGTTATTGCGCTTCCGCCAGTTCCTGGTGCTGACCATGAAATTGTAAAACTTCTATCCCCAGATGAGCTTGTTGGTGTATCAACTTGTGAAGGAACTCCTGCTGTTGCAGCAGATGGAACGTTTGACCATCCACTTTGCCCAACAGCATTTATTGAAGCAACCCTGTAATAGTACGTAGTTGCCGCACTGAGGGACGTGACTGTAGCGCCGGTCGTTGCAGATACCCCGTCAGAAAAAGTTGTCCATGTCGAGTTATTTAGTGAGTATTGAACTACGTAGTCCGTTATTGCAGAAGCATTAGAGTCTGGGGCCGTCCATGTAAGAACTGACTGAAATACGCCATTGGAAGATGCGGTTAAAGAAGTTGGAGCATTGGTTACACCAGCCGTGTATGCGGACACCGTAGCACTGTGTGCCCCACCGCCAGCTATGTTTACGGCTCTTACTCGGACGTTGTATTCCGTAAAGTCTGTAAGGCCGGTAATTGCGTAATCCGTAGTTGTTGCCTGACCCATGGGTGCCCATGTTGAACCACCGTTTATTGAATACTCGTAGTCAAGTATTTCACTTCCGCCATCAAATGCTGGAGCAGTAAATGCCGCAGTGAGTCTTCTGTACCCACGAGTAACAGAGGTTAATGTTGGTGCATCGGGGGTTGTTCTTGGAGTAGTTGTCGTGCTCCAAACATTGGACTCTGGTCCAAAACCAAGACCGTTTACTGCTCTAAGTTTTACGTAGTAAGCCTGACCATTAGTAAGACCAGAAATAGTCACCGGAGACGTTGGTGGGTTTGTTCCTGAAGTAGCAGTAGCAAACGTGGTCCATGTTGAGTTGTTTATTGAGACAGCGTATTCGTATCTGCTAATCAAAAGGCCGCCGTTAAAAACTGGAGCAGTAAAAGCAATAGACAGCGAAGAGACGCCCTGCGTTGAACTGGTTATTACAGGCGCACCAGGTTTAGTGCCTCCGCCAAAATAACCCCTTGAGGCTGTAGCCCTAGCTCCAATAAGAGGCATTGTTACGCCTTAAATGAAGACTGGCTGGCAAATACGTCAAATGCGTTGTTCCCAGTTTTGATAACAGTGATTGTGTAAGCATCAACAGAACTTGCGTTACCTGATGGGTAGGGAACTCCACCAAACCAGCGAACGTTTACTCCAGTGGTAAGCGAGTCTATTGTTATAGCGGTTAGTTTTTTTGCAGAAGAACCTTGTGTTGCAAACACAACAATGGTCATTGCTTCCTGCGTGGACATCAAGGCATTTAGCGTAGAGCTACTAACTGTAATTTTTATTTGAAAGTCTGCTGATGAATCAGCAGTGTAATAATAGATAGCTCCATTGTCTACGTTTATTGGTACTAGACCATTTAGGCCGCCAACGGCTGTGTAGACAGAGGCTTTTTCCAAAAGTTGCTGGACCTTTCCAGTTCCAGAAAGTGTTGTGGTTCCAGCAAGAGTGAGACTGGATGCAAGCTTTCCTGAAGTAACAGCGCCTGCTCTGATTTTTGCTTCAGTCACAGCCTCGGAACCAACGGTTCCGTCAAGTTTGTCCGTAGTAACGGCACTGTTCCTGATGTGGTTTGTTGTTACGGCTCTGTCTAAATCAACGCTTACGCTGTCGGCGAGCTTGGCTGCAGTAATAGCGTCATCGGCAACAGTGAACTGTCCAGAGTCGGACCACGTAACGCCGTTGTAGTACTGAACCACCTTGGTGCTTTGTAGGTAGCAAAGACGACCTTCGGAAAGCGTTGGCTCTCCAGCTCCACCAAAGGCCGAGTCTCTGGCAGCGGCGTTTACAAAAACAGGGACAGTCTGGTCCATGAGGTATTCATTAACCTCAACATCTGAAAGGGTTTCCCCCACCGTAAATTTTTTTATTCCTGCGCCAGCCATTTTTCCTCCGTTATTGCTCTAATTTTACCATCTAAGGCAATTTCATTCGTTATGTAAGACTTATCCCTGTAGCACCGTCAAGATTCAATGCAGGTGTTCCAGTTGCGTTGTTGGGGACAACGTTTCCTAATGGGTAAATACCGTCAGCAGTATTGCCTAATGGGTTTCCTGGGACAACCGTTCCATCTGTTTTTGTTCCCGGGATAATGTCACCAATCCTGAATTCAACAACATCTACAGCCTGGTGGTAAATTTTATACCCCATAGGTTTTGCCATTTCTACAGCGTCAAGTATTGAGTAACTTTCGTCACCGTTTGATTCACAGTCAAAGGTCTCGTTCAGCAGGGTCCGAACCAAAATCTTGAAAGGGTCGCTGTCGTAGTGAGCGGTTATCGATACAAAGTAGGTTGAATTTTCCCCGTCCTTTGTATAGTGAAGTACCTGCTTGACGGCTTCCCTAATTGCCTCGGTTGTCCCAGCAGCGCGCCCATAATACCCATTGGAAAGCTGCCACCTAGTATAAGAATCAACTGCCCCAGTGGAAGCAAACATGTCTTGCGGAGTTGCGTATGTCGTGTCTGTTAAGCCGTTATAAAAATACGCAATGTTCTTCTTTAGTCTGTGGCCGTTGAATTGGGAAAGCCATGGTGCGTACCTTGAATCAACGTATTGGGGATTGACCAAAGTGCTATGGGTGTCGTTGGATTCATGCTGCTCTGCAAGTGTTCCGAGCTGTCCAGGCTCATAGTGATAAACACGTAAATATTCTTCATAAACACCTCTGGCTCCAGTCATCAAACAGTCGATAAGTCTATGTAGTGGTGCCGATGGGTTTGTTTGATTTGAGTCCATTTCCCAATAAAAATCAGGCATTGAACTAAGAGCGCTGTAAACATAAGGGTTTGAATAGTAAGCAAAGTCTTCTATTAGGTGGGGCGAGGTTAGGTATAAAACCTGCCCGCCGTGATTTGTTAGCGTAATTAATATGTCAAAACCGTAAGTTTCTTCTTCTGACATCGGAAGCATTTCTACGTTGCTTCTAAATGCGGCAAATCTTCCTGGATATATAGTCGAAACAACAGGCTCTACGGACTCTATTCCTACCCACTCCGAGTAAACCAAAGTGCATGCAACATTGGTTTGTTCTGTGCAGTAAATCTTCCCGTTGAAAGAAAAATCTTTACCATTGTCTCCAAGAAGCATGGGACTATGCCCTACGAGTCTTAAGGTTACGGGTCCAGACGTACCCGGGTTTATTTTTATTGCATATCTAGATTTAACGTCAAACGTATCCGCAACTGTGGAAATTGTCCCACCGTCACACTCCCACCTTTGAGGGTATAAAAAATAGACAGACACAGCATAAGTGGGATGGGTCGTAGAAAATATTTCACCCATGGACCAATCTAAGTCGGTTTCACAATGAAGGTAGTAATAGGTGGCGTCCGAGGTTATGTCAACAATTCTGTAGTTGTCGTTTAGTGCTACTGGGTTTGGGTCCGTAGAGGTTGGGGTGTAACCATCAACGTCGTCGAACGCTATCCCCGAGACAGTTATCGGGTCGTCAATGCTTGGTAAGTAAGTTTTAAGAACCTTTAAAACTAGGTGGTTTTTTGCATAGGATACGTCTTCGTCAATCGACC